CCTCGATTTCCTCTTCAGGTTCTGGAGTGCCGCCAGCTTCAAAGTCAGGCATCTCATCGGCAATAGCCTCCGGGGCCTCTGGTGCTTCAGGCTCAATGCCCTGGTCAGTGACGGGCTGCATTGCATTTGGCTCGCCGCCCATTTCATCGCCGCCAATTTCATCGCCGCCAATCGCACCAACACCAACGATATCGACCTGCGGCTCTTCGCCGCCTTCAACACCAGTATCGACTGAAACCGAAACCGATCCATCGCTACCAGCAGTAATTGTCGCTACAGCTTCCTGAAGAGCGCTGTCTTCTTCTTCGGTGATTGGGCGGAATTGCTCAATCCCTTGGGCAAGCCACTTTGAGAATGGCTTGCTATCGCCGTCCTTGAGACCAGCAGCACACAACGCACTCTCAAACAGAGCCTCTGGAATCGGGACATTCACATTGCCATCTTCGCTAAGAATGACGAACGGTTCAGCGTAATCGAGAATGAATCGAACACCGTCGAGATCACCCTTCATGCCCTTGCCGCTTTCGTCATGCTCAAGCCACACAATATTACGGCGAATGCGTGATTCGTTCTTCGGCCCTTCGCCGGTTATACCAGCGTCAGCCTCGGGCGGTGCTCCATCACCAAGTTCGGAAACACTGTTGCCGGACGGCTTCTTGCGTTCAGTCTTGTTAAGGCTTGAACGCCGTGGGTTGCGACGACGCATCAAAGTTCCGCTCTTGTACTGGTCTTCGGCAATCTGTCTGAACTGGTCAACGATATTGTCGACAGTGGCGTTGATGCGATGTTCCGGAATCCGCAGACCGGAAGCCGTAATAGCTTCCAAGGCTAGCTTGTGAGCATCGATATCTTCAAGATCGACATTCTTGGATTCAGCGAGTTTGAACATGCTAGAAACTACATCGTTCATCTCGTCGCGGAGAATAGATCGACCATAATCGATTCCCATGTTCGATGTGAAATCGACCGATTCGCCCATCGCATATGGGTCGGCGTCTTCGTCGCATTCCATCTCACATTCGTCGACCTCTTCGCCCTTGTCTTTGTCATCGTCCTTGGCTCCGTCGCCCTTGGCTCCGTCGTCCTTCTTGCCTTCTCTCTCGGCAATTTTATTCTTGAGCCAATCTTTATCTTCAGCCATTCCAAGAGCCTTACGCGCTACACGCTCAGAAACTGGTGTCTCGGTCTTTTGCTTGCTATCGAGGTTGAGACCACCAAGCTCGTCTTCTTCCTCGTCACCAAGCCCAAGGTCGTCGAGATCTTCCTCGCCTTCCTCTTCCTCGTCACCGAGACCGAGAGCGTCGAGGTCTTCCTCACCACCTTCCTCGTCACCGAGACCCTCATCGCCGAGACCCTCATCGCCGAGATCAGCACCAAGGTCTTCAACTTCTCCACCCTCTGGGGCACCAGATGTACCACCAATTTGAATCAATGGCGAATTGATGACAATATTCGGCTGGCCAGCACCACCGGCAGCGCCAAGATCACCACCGATTTCGCTGCCAAGCTCTTCGCCTGCATCGATACCAGCATTGGTTTCTGGGCCACCTTGTGTGTCGTAATCGTTCAACGTGTCCATGGCTTCAAGCTCTTTGTGAGCTGAAGCCAACGTCTCGCGAACAAGATAAACTGTAGCGTCGTCGACTTCCGATTCAGAGAGTTTGTCAATGAGTTCATTGACCTTCTCTTGAAGCTCGACGTCTTCTTGAATCTTGGGGCTGTCACGCAGTAGCCCCAGCGCTGTGCGATATGCCTTCACTTCCTCATCACGAGGAGAAAGAGCTTCGTTGAAGGTCATATTCAAGAATTTGTCGTAATCGCCGTCAAAGTCCTTCGACTTTTCGAGAACTGTCACATTCTCCAAAAGCGTCGGGTGTTGCGACTTCACGGCTGTCGCACGCCATTCCTTGACGATGGAATCGTGGTTGACCTTCAAGTTTGTGCGGTAGAACAGCGTAGCTACATCGTTGCATAGCTGTTGGTTCATGACTGCCCTGGCCGCTAGGGTATTCTCAACAAGCGTATGGCATTCTTGACGTGTCAGCAGGCAGAATTCTTGCTGTTCTGCTAAGAAGTCCTTAATACCGGCGACCGCTTCAACGATTTTGTCGCCATCGACCAATTGAGCAATCTTGTAGACCCGCTTCTGGAATCCATCAGCTTTGTAGGCTTGTTTGGCCGACTCACGCATCTGGGTGCCGACAACTTTCCGGCATGTCCATTCACTCACCGGCAGCTTCTGGCGACGTTCGCTGTTGAAGCTGGCACTGATAACTCTGCCGTTTTCAAGTACGACAGAATCAGAAAGGCTCTCAACCAGCGCCTTTACCAGCTTCTGCTTCTGTGTGTTATCCCAGCCCTTCAAGCTCGATTCAACCTGGAGCCGACGCACAACGCCGTCGCGTGTACGAATAACACCAGATGACGGAATGGTATGCGGTGAAAATTTGTGTGCGGCGAGGTTGTTGAATGTGGTCCGCATCGCCCGTTGGTCGTTTGCTTCGATGGCATTGACCAAACCGTGGCAGTCTTGCTCAAACAATGACTGCTTTTGACCTTCTACAATCTTGACTGGACGGACGTTGGTGATGTTCACCTTGCCGCCACGCAAATGCTGATGGTCAGCGACGTAGTAGCCACCATTGTTGGTGTCTTCGATGAACAGGTTGCCCTCATTGAGAGCTGCAAGACGCCATTGGGCTCCAACACGCTGTCCGAGCTTGGTGACTAATGATTCGAACATAGCCACTTTGCTTTGGGCAGAATTGTTGATAGTCCCAAGAAACTTCCTGCTATCCAACACAAGACAATCGGCTTTAGTGGCCATGTAGTAACTCCCTATTGATTGCAAACAGCTCCGACACCCGGAGAGTTCAATTGGCTTATATAATAATGTTTGCTTTTAAGTGGGTAGGTCATCTTGGCTAATGTCAGTATCACTTTCAGTAGCTACTGACACTGGTTGACCCCTGAGAACATTCTTGATTTCAGCTATCGCTTCGAGGCGATCTTTCTCAGGCACAGACCACTCAACTAACAAACCCTCACTACTGTTTACGTCTTCAGTCAACACATCGTCGTTTTTAGGTGCAGTTCTTGTAAGCCCGTCAAGCTCTTTCGATTCCAAAAGGAATTGGAATGGGTTAGAAGCCCTCTTGGCTCGCTGAGACACTTTAACCAAGTTGCTGTACCGCTTTTTACGTCTGGCGTCTTTGCGTATTTCTAGAATCACCTTACGTTCGATCTTTCTGCCTTCAATCTCGAATTCCTCTTCGCCTTCCTCTTCTTCTCCACCTTCCTCGGCACCGCCCTCTTCAGCTCCAGCTCCACCAGTCTCGACATCGACATCCATATCGAAATCGTCGCCCTCTCCACCCATATCATCTAATCCGCCAGCTCCAATCCCGCCTCCCCCACCTCCGCCTTCTTCGCCTTCACCACTACCTTCAGATTCCTCCTCAGCCAATTCTTCCATCTCCTGAATTTCATCAGGAGATAGATCAGTAAATCTGGTGACTATCCATGTCTTCGGGAACCATCCAATTTCCTTCAAGTCAGCCATGACGCTAACTCTAGTTGCCCATGTTTCCATTCTGTAAAGGTCGTCGAGCGCAGAACTTGAAGCAAGTGATAAACTAAATCCCTTAATATCTTGAACCGTATACCCACGCAGTGCTAAATGGATGATTCCTATCTTCTGCAGGCTTAAAGCTATTTCCGATTGAATCCATTGGACGGCTTTAGCAAACTCTGCATCCGATTGAGCTAACGATTTCTCATTCGGCTCTCCAGCCCCTTCGCCAATACCCACCCTGGCAAAAGGAATCTTCAAGGGAGAAATCATTTTCTTCTTGAAGTATTCGATATCAGATATCTTATCCATGTTCTCGCCACCAGGGAGAACCTCAATATCAGGTCCTGAGCCGTCTGGACGCATCGGCAAGAAGAAATCGTCTTCTTGAACAATCGGCGAAAATCTCTCGTCGAATGTGCCGGTTGTAGGATTGTAGAATCGCTGCCGTTTGAAAAGTCTTGCGATACTTGCTAAATATTCCGGAATCTCTTTAGGAGGAATCATTCCTACCGGAATTTTGTATTTGCGTTTTTCTGGACCTCTCGTGATTCGATAGATGAGAGAAGCATCTTCCATTAGCCTCAATTGTTTAAATGGCTTACGAGAACCATCTATCACAGCTCGACCATATGGTGCGTAGACCGATTCGAAGTTCGTCAGACGCATATGCATGCAAGACCACGGGTGCATGAACATCGGTTCTGGATACATATCATCTTGATAAAAGAACCCCACTAGGTCACCGAATCTTGTCTCGATGCGTGTGAAGTTGTAAATGTTCATGAACCGCAATGACGAGATGCCTGTGCGGTTTCGATCAGTAACAACTTCAAACGCAGCATCACCGAACTTACATAGATATCTTGCAGCGGGGCGCAACCATCGATCGATAAGTAGCGTATCGAAGAATAATTCCTCTAACTCTTCTTTTATTCTCCGATTCGCAGCTCTTATGATCAACCCATGCTTGTATTCTGGGTCGATAAGACTGCATTCATCAGAATAAAGATCCAATGCAAGCGATATTTCACCAGTTTGGTCCATCTGCTCATAGTCTTTATATCTCTCCAGTCGATTAATTTGAAGATTGGTCTGCTGTAAAATAGCATTCTGGCTGGAAAAGTCTAGGAAATCCCCACCGACAGCAAGTTTGTCTATTGAGGATTGGTCCTGCAGTATGCGTTCCTGCTGATAGATACGGTTAGAACGGGTAAATTCTCTGATCCGATCCCAAACTAACCAGTTAGCAGGCATAGTTACCCTAACCTATATTGAGAGCACAAGTTTTCACTGTCGTATCTTTTCATACGGATATATTTCTCGGCAGGCCAGGTAAGCCGACTATAGTGTATCTACTTCAGCCCAGCTATTTTGGGTAGTGTTCTTCAGATTCACGAAGTAATGCTGCAGGGTCAATAAGACCGTGACCACTACCTATTTGTCCGATGCTAATTGATGCTTCAGACAATAAGCAAACTATTTGATCCTTTGTAAGCGGAGCTCTACCATCATTCTTACGATCAGCAGCCATAAGTGCAACAATACCAGCAACAAAAGGACATGCCATACTAGTACCACTCAACATCGCCATACCATTTGGTGGCCAGCACGAGACAATCTTATCACCAGGCGCTACAATATCAACACGATCTCCACGCGAAGAATAACCAGCTAGACGCTTGTTGCGATCTATCGCACCGACACCGATTGTTTCAGGATATCGCGCTGGATAATTAATCGCGTCTAATACTAATCCATTGTTGCCAGCGGCGCAAACAATACACGCTTTCTGCGATGCCGCAATAATAGTATTATGTAGTAGAACACTAGATACTGGCGTACCTATGCTCATCGAGATTATATCTGCACCTTGCGTAATAGCCCAGTTGACACCATTTATGACAGCTTGATCGTAACAAGCACCATTATTGGCTACTACTTTGCCAATTAATAATTGACATTCTGGAGCAACTCCAACAACACCAAAATTGTTCTGCCGTGCGCCAACAACACCAGCACAAAATGTCCCATGTCCAAGCTTGTCCTCTACTCCGCCGCTGCCTGTAAAATCAGAAGCGCCAGCTATAGAATCGGCTAGGTCTTGATGGCGTTGTGCTATGCCGGTATCAAGGATAGCAACCTTGATGTTCCGTCCTTTAGTGATTTTCCATATATTCGGAATACCTTCACAAGCCAGACCCCAATTCATGGTTTCTGTACTGTTATTTGCAATATATGACGGCAGACTAAATGAGCATTGTTCCATGATGTCACCTGAAATATCTTTAAGGCGACATATCAGATCTTCAAAGTATGCTTCTTATTTGATATCGGTGGCATATTTTGAGCACTAACTGGTATAGCGCCAAGCTGCTCAGCAAACTTCATAATCTCACCAGCTATACTAGCATCTGGAGTGATATGAACAAATCCCCCCATCGGTGCTAAAACAGATGCATCAACATTACTTGGATCATAGTTATCAGATATGCCAAGATCGGCCTGCATAGATTCCTGAAACGGAAGCAAACCCCCGCCAACTTGCGTTGCTGCATCATTAATACCAATGCAGGCAAGACCAAGGCTCATAACTAAATCGTCATGATTACCAGGTCCTTCTTCGGCCTCAGTCTTATCGGTATCACGTCCAGTTCTGTCTTTTTTGCGAACGTAGATTTGTAGTTGTTTTAATAATCGGCGGCTATATACCTTGTAGCCACCTTCGGGATGCAAGTAATCAACCAACGCCTTATTTAATGTTGGTTTTGAAGCTTGTCCGGTATAAAAACCGTACTCAGCTAATTTGATAGAGTTTTTTCTTGCCGTCTGGCTTGGTTTATCGTTGATATCTTTCTTCCGCCACAAGTTCGGATACATCAGATCATAACGCATATCATCTATGAACGCATCACCACCATTATTACGCTCGATTACCATTAGTGCGTTGTTATACCATCGACCGATATAATCAGCTAATAGCTTGAAATCTTTTGGATAACACCGTATCATCATCTCAGCGACTTGTTCTTGTGCATCAATATCAAGAACTTGCAGTCCAAAATAGTCGCGGCCCTTACCTGTCGCAATATCAACACCAATAGAATAACGGTGTGGCTGCTCGCCTGGGTCTATGAGACGCCTACCATCGTAAACAGGCCGTCTGCCTGGGTTGGGCTTTCTCCATACCCACAAACCTTCATCTTTATCAAGCTCCCGTTTATTACCGCCATTGAAGTTGATTTTAAGATGTTGATTTTTTACAGGATGAATATATGTCTGTGGCCCCTTAACGCGCTTGAATTCATCATTTATTATAGTCTGCAGATATGCCAAGACTTTCATATCAATGACAGTACTACCAGAGCCGACAAATTCAGCTAGGATTTCTTGCCTGAACTTCCAGGTCTCGCCGCGTTCTTGTAATTCACGATATTGGTCTTCTAGCCATGGCGACCATTTCTGCCCATATTTCTCTATTTCTTCTGGCGTCACACAATCGCGTAATCCAGCCGTAGGTGCGATGATTTTAAGATCACCGGTCATCGCATCGCGATACCGGATTTCCCAATCCATATCCCACCAGTCAATCTGAATGGGATTGAAGTTGTTAAATCCGGCAACAGCATCGGTCCAAGTGCTCCAATACCAACCACCGACGCCGCATGTCGTTGAAACGACAATAACGCTACCGCCGTGGATCAAAGTCGGCTGACCGGCTGCCCACATCACACCCATGTCTCTAATGAACGCAGCTTCGTCAATAATATTCAATGAAGACGCATTAGACCGCAACACATCTGGGTGAGATGTCAGTGACCTTATTCGTGAACCATTTGGGAATTGTATCTCGTGCTCATTTTCCTTGACAGGCTTCCATGCATCTTGCATCCATTGTGGGAGATGCCGAAAAAGGAAAAGAATGTTCTCACGGAGAAAGTTAATGGCATCTTCGTCAGTACGTGATACTATCAAAACAGTCTTATTGGAGAAGAACATAGCAAACCACAACGCAAAAGCACCAGCTATTTTGCTAGCACCGGTTTGCCGTGACTTCTTAAATATATTATATCTATGCTTCCTAAAAGCATTTAGTGCCTTCACCTGATAACTGAACGGATTTAACGGCAAAACACCAGCAGATGGATGCTTGGTCTTACCGAAATTCCGAAGAAAGAATATTGTCGACTGCTGACATCGGCGTATTACTTCGGCTTGGGTCGGTGATATATGCGACAGGAATTTAGCCATTGTCTTCCATTAACGGATCTGATGGTTGGTCTAATATTCTCTGTAGCTCTGCGTCAACACCGGTGATATTAATATTAGTCTGATTAGCGTTAGTAACGCTCTTTGTGGCAGCAAGCAGTTTCGAACGTGAGTCAAGCAGCTTTACAGCGTGTCCATTTGTATCAGCTAAAACTCCAAGCGCCTTTACAAGCGACATCGTATCTGTCTCGGCGTCTGCGTTCGCCCTAACACGAGCCAACAGGATATCAATTACAGTATCGATCTTTTTGCGGTCGCTTTTGAGATTGGCTTGGACTTCGCCATAATCGTGATCGAATTTATCAACGACCGCACGAATCTCGGTGTTGGCAGGAGCAGCATCAGACGATAATGGTAGATCGGTTGGTTCTGCCGCAGCCATATCTGTGGTATTATCGCTCAGCTCCGGCTCTGGAACAGTTAGACCAGATACTGGCTCTGCAACCACCACATCTTCGCTATTTGCGTCGACAGTTGCGTCTGCGATTGGGTCTGGCTGCTCTAAATCAGCTAATAGCGATTGTAACTCTTCGTCCATGCCATGGACAGATTCTTCATCCATTTGAACTATTTCCTAGTGCTCAGATAATATTATCAAGACCGACAAACCAATCTTGCCATTCTTTATTCACGCCCGGCCTCTTCGCGAGCACTGCTGCAAGCCTCTTTAACGCTACTGGATCTGTTATATCCGCCAACTTAGCTTGACACTCTTTGAGCGATTTACCATGATTCGATTCGATAAACTCGATAGCTTCTCGGAATTGTTCTGGATGTGCCTTATTGCGTTTAATCTGTTTTCGCAAGGCGCTTTTACCGCGTAATGTGGTAGTAGGATCATTATGGTCAGCAGGCTCATGGTCTGTCTTGTCATCAACTTGCCGACCAAGGCTTGATAATTGTGGCCCGATCTTATCATGCTTCATCTGCCGCTGGACTCTCTTAGCTATACTGGTCGGGCTTGTCTCAGCTATAAATCTGTCGAAATCATCGGCTGTAATTGTCTTCTCATCAATCAGACGCAGTATATGCTTGGTCGACTCGCTAACCGATTCTTCTGACTCATCTGGCGTTTCGTCCTTTTTGATTTCTTTCTTGACTTCCTTTTCTCCCTCTTTATAGTGTTCCGCTTCATCTGGAGCGAGTTCGTGTAAGACTTTCAAAAATTCACCAGCATGCACACGCTCTTCGTCAGTAACGCTCGTCAACACTTTCTTAACGAGTTCGTTGTCTGTCGCTTCAACAATTTGCATATACATCTGAGCTGCCTCATATTCAGCAGCTATAACAAATCGAATTGCCCTGACAAGTTCCTCAGTAGTTAATTTCCTACCATTCAGAGGCTCCGAAAATGGTGATGCGAAGTTTGGCATATTATTCCTCATCCTGGCAAAGGAACTGCTTCTTCAACTGTTTATCGTGTTCGCTCTCATTACTCAAAGGCGAGTCTGTGAATTCATGAGAGCGAAGACGTAACATTCTAATGAAGCCGTTGACTTGAACACGTGACAATCCGGAGTGTTCTACAAGTTTCCCGATTAAACCATCATATGGTTTGTCGTCAGTCTTGATCACATAACACAATGCATCTATGCATCGCATATGATCCTTATTATGTTTGCATATTTGAGACGCCTCCGTAAAGAATCTCTTTAGACGATCCTCGTCAACTCTATTAGTACTACAGAGGTGGTCCTTGTATGCTGAAGCATTCTTCCTGTCACGGCCTTCTTTCTTCACAAAAGCCAGAATGACTGTTCGACTTACCTGGCTCCACATATTAAAGACTTTAGAGTTACCCCTAAATAAAACTGTCACTGACCCACCGAATGTTCCTTGCTTCGGTTCTACGTCTGGATGCGAACTTAAGGCAATTCCACAATATGGACACTTTGGAGGATTCCTACCACTGCGGCCAATAACGAGCTTCTTACTACCTGGAGGACAATATTTTGGGTCGAATAGCTGGTCGAATGTAATAATACTATATTCTGACTCGGCTGGGATGTATAGCGCCGAGCTAATTGGCCTATCTGGGTTATAGCAGTTTCTGCAATGCGGCTTAGCTCTGAATTTGTATAATGTACGTTCGACCTGCACCCAAGCTGTCTGAACTAAATCTCCAAAAGCAGATTCTTCTTGCCCTGGATAGATCATATGGAGATTCTGTTTCCTGATGATCTGTTTAATAAGCTCCGGCGCATGTGTCATTATCGAATCTCGTATCGCTACATCTGTACAATTCGTCCAAATATAGCGCCGTAGCTTATCTTCAACAATTTCGTTGATGAAATAATGCTTCTTTGACAGTAACCCAGGATCGTCGGGTAATACTTCCTCTACGTCATCCGACTGGAATTCTGTCAACTCATCTAAATCGGCAGCATCGAGATCATCTTCAATCAACATAACAGGGTCCTCCAAAAATTATTTACTTCTTGGAGTGTTAAAGTATTTTAAGGAGTGTATTCAAATATGCAGATCTCAAAGACGGACCATGATTGCAACAATAATTACTAATAAGACTATCCAGTTATCTAACTTAACTGCGTGGGAAGAGGAAATAATTGATGCCAGATTTAGTGCATCACGCCCGAGCGCGAGATTCATTGATGTATCTGGCGGTTCAAGTTGGGATGGCATATATCGCAAATACAACAGATCGAATCAGACATTAGCTAGGCCATTTCTCGGTGAGCTTCGTGCACTGTGTAAAGAGAAAAACTTGCAATTGGCTGTTGCCGACAGACGGCCAAAAACAAAGTACAAGCCAATCGACCAATCCCTCATCAACGAAGATTTCTTACCTGGTATCAAACTAAAACCATTCCAGATAGACGCTATAAAGACGATATACAAAACGGAAGTAGGGATTATTAATGTGTCGATGGGCGGCGGTAAGGGCGAGTTGATAGCCGGGATTTGCAAAGCTCTACCATGCCCAACGGTTATTATCGCAGAGCAAATTCAAGTCATAGAGCAACTTAAACAGCGGCTAAAGTTGCGAGACGTATGCCAAGAACCAGGATTATTTTATGCAGGGAAGATGCCATCGGGCCAGCTAATTATTATCGGGTCAATCCAATCGTTGGTTAAACCGAAACAACGTCCAGAAAAGCCGCTGCTTGAGAACTTCAAAGACAGTAAATCCGGAACAGCCCAAAAGAAATTCGAGAAAGCTTATAATAATTATGAAAT